TTTTTTTGTTTTAATTTTTAATTGTGAACAATCCAAACCACTAATAGCTTTAACTTTAAAACCATTTACAAAAACATTGCCTTCGCTAGTAGGCCTTGGGCTTGTACTAGGATTTTTAGAGCTGTTAACAACATCTCTAACGGCATCAGCTTTACCTTGTTCGTAAAAATGATTCGCAAGTTTGTCACTATTCATAGCAGAATATAGAGCTTTGTGGTAGCCTTTGTGATCTATAATATTACCTTTATCATCTAAGAACTTCTCAATGAAATTGTTAATATCAGATTGTTTTTCAGCAACAGCTTCTTTGTTTTGCAAACCGTATCTAAACTTTTTTTCTCCAACCTCGAAATCAAAACCTTTGAAATCTTCGTTGAATAACTCTTTAGTTTTAGACTTAAAATCAGTTTGCTTTTGTAGCGCTATATTTTGGTCTTCTTTGTAGCGGTTGAAAAAATCCATAGCTTTTTGTTGGTCTTGAGTTACGCCCGGTCTCAACTTGATCTCGTCGTAGTATTTACTCTTTGTTTCCTCTAAAAAGTTTTTGGCTTTAGCAACCTCTTCTTTTAACGCAAGTTTCTTTTTGCGTATATCTATATCATCATCTAGCTCTTCGTCATAACTATAATCTTCTAATAAAAGATTAACATCATCACTCTCTAAATAAGGTTTTGTTTTTAAATAATATTCTTTAAGCAGTGCTTCGTTAGATACGTTTGAATAATCAGCGTTTAATCTAACGTAATCTTCAACTGTTCCGCCAGTGTCTTCCATGAAGGAGACTAGCTTTTCAATGTTTTCAGGCAAAGGTTTACCTAAAACCTTTTCATCTCTCAATGCTTCTTTAGCATCAGCTGTAACCTGCTTAACTTCTTCTTTTTCTTCTTCAGTAACCTCTTGTATTTGCTTAAAATCTTCAACAGCTACAGGTTCTGGTTGTGAAACCTCTTTAACTTCTTGTTCAATAGGTTCTTCACTAGGTATTGTAACCTTAGTAACTTCTGGCTCAGTTTCAATTAAAGGTTCTTTAATATTAACTTTTACAGGTTCACTGCTTTGTGGTGTTAATTTTTTTGGAGTTTTCTTTTTAATTTTAAACTCACCTTCCTGCTTAACAGGTTCTTCTTGTTTTACTTCTGACATAATATAATATAATTAAATAATTGTGTTTACTATTTATCTAGGAGCGAATTGCTCTAAGCCAAAACCTCCTAAGCTATCATTTGTTGACTCAAAGTTTTTAGGCAATAAGTCATTTTTTCTTTGATCTATTAACTCAGACTGTTGAGTAGCCTGTATTCTAGTTCTGTTGTCTTTTCTATCTTCTATCTCCTTTTCTCTTTGTACGTCTCTCTGTATAGTAGCTTGAGCTAGCTGCATTTGATAACCAAACTCCTCAGCCATTAACTCTTTCTTAATGTTAGCTTCTGTTTGAAGTCTTTGTATTTCAAATTGAGACTTTGCTTGCTCTATATTAACTTTTTCTTGAGTTAAAGCTTGTTGTTTTTGCACTTCGTATAGAGCTGCTTTTTCAGCACTTTCTGCATTAGCTTGAGCCTGCGCCTGTATATTTGCCATTTGCTTAGCTTGATCTTCTTTAGACTTAGTAGCTCTTTTTTGCTTAAGCATTTGATTTGCTAGCTTTAAATTTTTAACCTGTCTGATATCTATAGCGTCATCTAAATCAATACCACCAGATTGTAAAGCTATTTGTATGTTTTGTTCTAGTAACTGCTTTTCTTCTTCGTCTGGTTCTAATTCTAAGAATATACCAAAGTCGTGTAAGTTTAAGTTTTGAACTTCTTTAAGTGTACCAACGTTAAACGACGATATGCTTTGTTGAAGAGCATTAGCAGTTAATGGATTACTTAGAACGTCAGAAAGCCTAAGAGATATGTTTTCACACGTTTTAAGAGTTAAGTATAAACTAGACTGTAATATGTGTCTAGTTGCTACATTGGACGCGTTAGCGGCCATCTTTTGAAGCCCTACTAATGAATTTTTATCAATAGCAGATCCATCTCTAGCTTCGTTAAGCCCTGTTACATCACGTATCATTTGTAAGTAATATTGATAAGTTTGTATCAAGCTTTGTATCTTAGCTTGTCCACTTGAAGAGTTTAA